GAGGTTGTTGATGTGTAGATTGAGCCAATTGGATATATAGCCGCAATGACAGTTCTCACAAACTCGGTGGTTGCTACCTTGGTGGTGTTGTCATCAGCAGAGGGTGAAGATGCAAGGGTTATTGTGCTTGCTGAGAACGCCTCACCTGAGTCACCATTAACATCTGCCTTTGAATTGATTGCTGTCTGGACAGTGGTAAACTCTGTATTAAAGTCTGCCCCTGAAATAACTTTAGTTGCGTCTGAATCCGATAGAGCGTCCTTGCCAGACCACGATACCGCTAATGTGTAATTACTCATAATATTCTCCTATCGAATCTTTCCTTGTTTGTGTAATAAAGTTGCGTCTTGAAGCGATGCCACAAAACCATTAATTTCTATATCCATTTCTAATTTTAGATGTTTGGCTGAACCTGTTAATGATGTATTATATTCTCTTAGTCCATAGACAGGGGCATAGGTCGATGAGGCAGGGTGTATTGTTGAATCATGGGTGTGTGATTCAGCAGTGCCAGTACCAGAACCAACACCAGTGGCTTTAAATATAACACCAACTGTATTTGATGCTGCTCCAACCAATGTAAAGTTAGTATTGCCTACGGTTTTAATGGTGTAATAAGTATCAACCACAAATGAACCTGCGGTTACTGTTGTCACTGTTGTCGTTCCGTAGATAGAACTGGATGCTCCCCATAACGACACCGTTCCAGTTGTTATAGGGTTCAGTGTAATCTGAGTGGTCTTAGAGGGTGTTGGAGAAAAGTCTTTGTACCACTTGATACCAAGATTAGAACCAGAACCGCCTTCAATTACCATTGTTAGCTTCTTAAGTAATGAGGCAACCACACTATCACCTAAGTCAATCCAATTAGTAGCAAAAGAAGAGGTGTATGAATGGCTGGTATAAATAGTATAGCCTGAGTAATCTTTGTCGTAATATCCTTCATAGGTGGCAATACTGCCTTGCTGTTGACCAATCAAGAAATCCTTAGATTCGGTGTAGGCAAAACTAGCAGGTTCTCTGTCAGCATCAAACTTCCAAATCGTTACTCTTGGCGCTCTGTTCGGGGTGAAATATTTCATGTCAAAAACGTAGGTGATATTTAAATCAACAAAGGACATTACATAGACACCCTCGTTCTCAACATAAACCGATTTGACATTGGTGCTTTGAGAGATGTGTCTGATTATCTGGTCTTTAATATTGACCGAGAAATCTGTTAACGGTACTTTGTCCAACTCTGTTGTCCTAGCCAGTGAGCGAAGTCCTGTTGATGATAAGAATACAAGGTCATCACCAATTGCCTGAACCGAGTCTCTGGAGACACAGCCAATACCTCTGATAACCTCAGTGAGTGACATATTAGTAGGGTCAGTCGGAGTTTGATAGATGGCTATGTTGCTTTTACCAAAGATAACTAGTTGTCCATAGAAAGGGGCAATGGCTACAATCTCATCAGCATCCCAAACAGTTTTAAGGTCAATATAACCAGAAGAACCACCTGACCATGTTGTGCCTAGTAGAGTATCTGAGTAATACATCACATCGTTATTTTCTGTCACTCCACCAACCCACAGTCTGCCGTAATAGCCTGTGGCACAGGAAGGGTCAAAGGTTCCTGATACACTTGATGGTTTGGTTGACATATTAGTCCAGCTACCAGAATACTCAACAGGAGCAACACCATTCTGGAAACCGTAGAGTTTGTTGTTAAAGTTGACAAACTGCCAGTCAGAGGTTGAACCTAATACGGTGTGTGCTGAGGTAAAGGCTGAGTCTGGTGAGCTGAAAGCAATAGTATAGATACTTGTACCGACACTGGCAAAGACTTTGTTTGTGCCTGAGTCGTTATGCTCAACCATTGAACCTATCTTAGCAGAGGTCTTGAGGATATTTTGTTTCAATCCCTTACGTGAAGAGATACGACCTGATTCCCGAATCACAATATTATCTGCCTTGGTTAGCCAAGTAGAATCCAGTGAGGCAGGATTGGCTTGAGTGTTTAAACCATTAACACCAAGATTATCAAGAGATTTGTAGGTCAGTTGTTTAGCCATTAGACAGCATACCAGTCAGTTTCATATTGAGTATTGCTACTATCAAGCATCACCGCATGAGTAAGTGCTTCTTTAGTCTCTCGGGCTGCCATAGATGATTGTGTTCCACCATCTTCACCTCGCTCGGCAATGGCTCTCGCCCACGCTCCAAGTACAACAGGTTTGTTAGGTATTTTTAATACTGTTGAGGCAGTCTTTAACTCATCCTGATACTTCACCAAATCAAACGAGATGGTCTGTGCTGAAGTCGGAACAGGAGAAAGGTCAACCTTTAAATTATTGGAAGTATCTGAGCCATTAAAACTGTAATACATAGGGTCTCCAGTGGGGTCTGTAGGGTACTTTACACTATTCATATAGTGACGGCTAACCTGTACCAAATTAAACCCTGTATCGTTATTGATAATATCCACTACTTTGAACTCTTGACCAGAGCTGAGATTGTAATTCTTAGTACCTGATACGGTGGTTATGTCAGCGGTTTCTCGAAGTGATAACCAGTCGTGGTAGCCTTCAATATTGCGCTTGGAATCATTAACCAAAGAGCCAATCACTTTTTGATAATCAGTTATAGTAGAAGAATCGTTAATGTTTCCAGACCAATCCGTAGTAATAGTTTCTTCTCTAAGTCTTATTAATACTTCGTTTATGAGTTCTCTATAAGTCATTATTGTTTCCTTTTGCTAATTTATCTATTCTTTACTATTGAAGAACCAAAGTACATACCCACGACTGCTAGAATTGCGTGTCCAAGCCACTCTGGGGTCACAACGCCATTGAGTTCAATATATTCTGTAACTGTGTTGGTGAAGTCCAGAAATAGAAACTTAAAGCCAGAGGTAACTTCTACACCGACAGTAGTTGTCTGCCCGAATAATGGAGCGAGTAAGATAAAACCAGCCATAGCCATAAAGGAGATAACCAAGAAGCGTCTAATCCAGTTAGCATTAGGATTCTTAAACTCTCTAGCTGATTGTCGTGCTAATTCATTCTCTCGACCAGCTTCCAATACCATCTTCCATTGTTCTGCCTTATCAGCAGAAGTCTGACCCCACATTGATTCTGCCATTCTCATTTTCATTTCTAAGATTTGTATATCACGCTGATTAGAATTAGCGAATGCAATTATATTTGAGTCATTATATTCTTTCCAATTACTAACTTTTTCGGACAAAGAATCAACATTACTCGTTAGTTGCCCATAGGTGAAAATGATACCTCCAGTTAGTACTACAATAGGTACAATAGTTGTCAATTCAATCTTCATATCGATGACTCAAGTAAATTAATAATAGCGATAATAGCACCCACTATTATTGCAATAATTCCTCCTATAATCGTTACTTTTTTCTCAATGGATTTTAACATTAGGTCACGATTTTCAACGCGGCGAACAGCCCAAATTCGGATAAAATAAATGCGCCAAGCGCACCTAAAAACATCCACTTGATTTGGTCGATTGACTTCTGCATCTTTTGGAGTGCGAATCCAAGGTCATCAATCTGTTGCTTGTTCCTGCTTACTGCGTCTTCGACTCTTATTATTCTATCATCCATACTATATTTCCTATTTATGCGACTTCTTCAGCTTTTTCTTCCACGTCTTCAGCCTTCATTGCCTCGGTCAGCAAACTCATAAAGGCATTGCGACCTACGTTTAGTTGGTCGAGGTTAAATTGACTTGAATTAATCTTACGGTCAAGGTCACTTACGTGATTCACCAAAGCTACTTGCTCTTGCGATAAGTCACTGACTTTATGTTCTGTATCATCAATTGTGATTGTCTGTTCTTTTTGTTTTTTAGACATTATCTTTCCTTATATTATTTAGGCAACTTCTTCTGATACTACTACATCCCACGGCTTGCCTGTTACCGTAGTAGGATTCTTTTGTTCTTCGATTTGAGCCAAGAGGTTATCCTCTAAGCCATCATCTAGGGTCAGCCAGCCGACTACTATATCCTCAGTTAAATCTTCAAAGACTACAAAGTCTGGCGAGTCCTCATCTATTGTGAATGACTCTGAGCCGTATGCTGATGCTGAGTAATCAACTACTGTTGTCTCTGGAGTAACATTCCCTTCAGAGTCTGTACTCTCTGGCACAACGTGTGTTTCTTCTACTGAAGCATTCCAGTGTGCTGTGATTATCTCACTCATTTTGTTTACTCCGTTAAGTTAAGCCTCTAGGACTTCTATTCTTGCTATTGCTTCTTGTAACGCTGCTACCAAAAGTGGAACAAGTTTGCGGAGGTCTACGCCTTGTAGGTCTTTAACCGAACGTGTATCCATTACCTGCGCAGTTGTCTCACGCCAGTTACCTTCTTTTGGTTTCTCGACATTAGATTCAAGGATGACTTCTGCCACAGCCTTAGTCGTTACCACGCTCTCCATTGTAGGAATCTGTTTAGTAACCTCTACCTCAACCTCAGTCAATACACCATCAATGTCTTGTCGTTGAATCTCTATGACAACTTCTTCGGTGAATACTCCCACTTGGGTGACATCATTACAATCAACACCGTTAATATCCACGTAAGGACAATCGACATCTTCCATCACTTGTCTTTCAATCGTAACTTCTTCAATTGCTGGAGTAAAGACTTCGCCCAATGCTACCGAGACTTCGTACTCCTCATCCATCATTGCGTCTTTAGTGCCTGATACAGCATAAGGAGCTGCATCCGATAATTCGTGGGCTACAAATCCCTCGTGTTGTTTGTGGGGGTCAGATATAAAGTTATAGGTGGAGGGTTTGAGTTTTTTGATACGAGTTATTGACCCCGACATAGGTGCTATGTTCTCTTTAAGTCTGTAGTCTGATACATCAGCAAGTGTGATGTTATTAGCGGCTATCCCTATTCGACCTGCTAGATTGCCTTGATAGCGAAAAGTCATTGCGTAAGTAGAGGTAGCGCTTACACCAAGGACGAACCCAGTAGATGAACCATTTTGGATAGATAATATTCCATTGGAACTAATACCAATACCAGAAACATTATTACCTGCGGGGTTTGTGCTGCTACCCTTAAATGATATATCACCATTATTCTGAATAGTCATAGCAGAAGTCCAGCTTATCGCTGCGCCTGCTGAGCCTAATGGGGCTACTTGGAATACGTGTTGACCATTAGACTGGAGATGTCGAGAGGCTTCATCTCCCACTATATATATAGACGAACCCCCTGAGTTGATATAAGAGTTATGAGATAATAGAAGTTCTGCTCCAGTAACCGCCGCCGAGCTTGCCCATAATGAGCCTGTTCCACCTATCTGTAGTGCTGTTTGAACGGACTGCCAACTCTCAGGAGTAACCCCAATACCCACGTTGCCACTGTTATCAATAGTCATTCTTGGGTTTATACCATTAGTATAAAATACAAGACTATGATTTGTAAGTGTCGCTAATCCTAGAGTGGAAGTACTATCATCCCAAACAAGACCAAGTTGTCTTGATGGTTCAGCCATATGTCGACTTATAATTTTGTCTGCACTTGAAGGTGCGCCAGCATCAACATCTAATTTATAACTTGGAGAAGTAAGACCAATACCTACTTCACCTGTTCTTTTCATAACAATTTTATGGTTATAATAAGTGTTATTGATAATGAGGTTTTCACCAGTGTCCATATATAACTCAGCCGCTGCACTTCCACCAGTAGCACGTATTACTTGGAGCTTCACGTTGCCAGAGCTGGTTATGCGGAGGCGTTCATATGAACCTGTAGCAAATCTAAGGTCTACTCCTCTAAAACCCATAGAGGCTAAAGACCCAGCATCTTGATAAGCAACTAAAGCTGGAACGTTTCCGACCTCGCTCTGCACACCACTGAAGCCTATGTTTTTATTAGTGTCTAGGTGAACCTCGAACACATTAGCTGGGTCATTCCTACCAATACCCACGTTGCCAGAGCTGTCTATGTGTAACCTATCAGCACTTCCAGTAGAAAGAACTAAAGCAGCAGAGCCTCCAGAAGCTATAACGAAGTCAGAAGGTTCTTGTCCACTAATTAGTGAGTTACCTCTTCCTAAGTAACCTTGATATGTACCATCTGCTAATTTGATGTATTGACCATTCACGTCTAATGTAGACGCTGGACTCGAAGTACCAATACCCAATCTCTCTGCCGAAGCATCCCAGCGCATCTTTTCTGTGCCAGATGAATTATAGAAAATAGTGTCACCGCCAGAGTCGATGCGGAGGCGTTCTGTGTTAGTCGTTTTGAACTTAAGAACATCGTCAACACTGCTGCCTGTTATTCTTGCTTTGGCATTACCCCATTCCAGATGGTAGTTATCAGTTAAACGTATATGCCCAGTACCTAGACTTAGGAGAGCACTTGGACTAGTAGTACCAATACCCACGTTTCCAGATGAGGTTATTCTCATAACTTCACTTGTGGCATTTGAAACAGAGAAAAGCTCAAGGCTGCCTGTGTTTGCGGCATTTGAGACAAATGAGAAACCCCCACGACCTGCTGCTGCATCTCCAGAATCTTCAGTGTGAGTAAATGTAGATAGATAATCATTAATTGATAAATTTAACGAGCCGTTGCCTCTATCAAGCGTTAGACCATTTGCAGTGCCTGAACCAAACAGATGTAGTTTGCTCGTTGGCGATGAAGTACCAATACCCACGTTTCCAGAGGAGTCGATAACCATAGCACTACCACTAGAAGAGTCATAAAAATGTGCAATGTTATTGCCAGAAGCACCTACCACCATTAAAGCTGTAGTTCCCGAATTTGCAACAGTATGCAAAGTACCAGCTGGACTCGTAGTACCAATACCTTGTTTGCATTTAGAATAAGGTCGCCATCGTACACCTTAATAGTACCATCAGCATTGCCCGCAGTACCTGTGTCTTGAACTGACACTCTCATCTGGTCGCCAGCAGGAGTGAAAAGGTTTATACCTGTACCACCAGCAGTTGATGTATTAGCAATAAGACCACCATCAGCAGTAATCGTGCCTGTAACATCTAAGTCACCACTAGGTATTGAGACGTTGCCAGAGGAGTCTATGCGGAGGCGTTCTGTTTGGGAAGAGCCAGTTCTAAAAATCATTCCATCAGAACCATTTATACCGTGGATGCCCGCCCTTGTTTGAGTACCATCGTGCCAATTTAAACTAGCACCTGTTGTCTTACTTAAAACTAACGTATCTCCACTAGTGTTGGTTATTGTTCCACTACCAGCAACAGTCAACCCATCAGCAGTTACAGTGCCAGTAATATCAATATCACCTGTACCAATAATATCATTACTATTCAAAGTCAAGTCACCACCAAGATGGGGTGAAGCATCTTCTACTAAGTCACCACCTGGCAGATTCTGCATCTGAATCTTTTTAGACGTACCGCCATCATTGACAACCAGTTCTTCTGTGCCTACCGTTGTCTTCTTTGTTGCCATAATTTATCCTATGATGCTGCTATAAATACTGGGTTAGATGGTGTGGATTGTTCTGTAATAAAGAACGCACCTGCTTCTGTCAATAACTCTATAGCTTCTGTATGTGATGTTTCCCACTTGTTTGTCTGCCTACGGTTAAGGTACATACCAATGGCTTTACGTTGTTTCCAATTGAACTCATTCTTCACAGTCTAAACCTCATCTTCCTGCGTCCAATGCGTTGCCTATCTATCAATGAACGTAACTCTTCTTTTAGTTCTTCAACCAAAGAAGAATACTTTCTAATAACTTTATCATCCTTTTTAACAGCCATACGACCAGACTCAACAC